TGAGGTTGATAGAGCAGCCTAAAAAGGATATAATAGCGACATGTCATCAACATATACTGATCTTGGAATAGAACTAATGGTTACAGGTGCCAACGATGGTACTTGGGGAACTAAAACAAATACAAATCTAGAAATCATTAATCAAATGCAAGGTTATGTAAATAAAAACATAACTGGTGGAGCACAAACAACTGCTTTACTTATTGCCGATGGATCTACTACATCTTCTGATGCAAGAAATTTAATTATTGAATTATCAGGTACAATTACTGGAGACCAAATTGTTACAGTGCCCGATAGCATAGAAAAATCTTATATTGTTTACAACAATACTTCTGGAGCATTTACTGTTGAATTTAAAACTTCAAGTGGAACTGGTCCTACTTTTTCTACAACCGATAAAGGAATTAAAATTGTTTATAGTGACGGAACTAATATTATTGACGTAACTTCAAATTTGGGAACTATCGCAACTGGTCAAATTACAGCTACAGGAAACATATTACCTGGTGCTAATGACACTTATGATTTAGGAGGTTCTGGTAACGTTTGGCAAAATGTTTATACTGGTGATTTACATCTTAATAATGAGCATAAAACTGAAGGAAACATTGTAGATGGTTCAAAAGGGAGTTGGACTTTACAGGAGGGTGCTGAAGATATATACTTAATCAATAACAAATCTAATGAAAAATTTAGATTAAAGTTAGAAAAAATTTAAAGGAGATACTAATGGGTATTATTTCAAATGGAAATACAGTAATTGATAATGGCGCAATTGATGCGAATGAAGTTGATACTACGCAAATAGCCAATGATGCAGTAACAGCAGACAAATTAGCAGACACTGCGGTAACTGCAGGTTCTTATACGTCTGCTGAAATTACAGTAGACGCACAAGGAAGAATTACTGCTGCTGCGGATGGATCAGGCGGTGGAGCAAACTTGCTTCTAGATTTTTCTGCTGGAGGATCTACTTCAGGAAATTACACTGCAAACACTAACGCTAACTTTATTGCTGTTTATTGTGCCGGAGGCGGGGGCGGAGGTGGAGGAAATAGTAATCCACCAAGAGCAGGAGGTAACGGAGGTAACGCAGGTTTTGGTTTTGCTTCACAAGCTATAACACAACCTTTTTCCCAACCTTATTCAATAGGAGGAGCAGGAGGAGGAGGAGGCCCTAGAGCCGCAGGAAGTTCCGGTGGAAATACAAATCTTACAAACGTCCTACAGGCAAATGCAGGTTCGGGCGGAGGCTTTGGTTTTACGGGTCCTGGATCCCCTGGAAGTGATGGTAATTTTAGTCTTTTAGGAAGCTCAACTGGAGGGTTAATGCCTAATAGATTTTATGGTACTTATGGTGCTATCTCTGGAGATACTAATATTATTGAGTATGGTGCTAGAGGAAATGGTGCTGCATCCGGTACTGTGGATAATCCTGGTAATTCTGGTCAAAAAGGAATGCTAGTTATAATGGCGAACAAAGGCGCATAGTATGGCTAAAATTATACTTACATCTGATAATAGTTTATTTAAAATAGCTAAAGATCAAACTTTTATCGATCAAAATAAAAATTGGTCTGAAGCAGATTATAATATTTTTGATATTACTACTAATCAATTTAATGATCTAAAAAACGGTGTTATAGTTTTTAACGGTGTTACTAATAACGTTGTTAATTTTTTAACTTGGGATGGCGCTGATAGATATAAAACTGAACAAGAATTAAAAGATTACATCAATGAATTTTTACAATTTTGTGAAAATTATTTAATCTTTAACAGTACAAAACCGTTAATTACTGATTTACAAAATTGGATGAATTATTTAAAAAATTTAGACACTTCATCTTTCACATTCCCAATGACGGAAAGTATTGAAAAATACGCAAATGATCAGGGTCAAACAACTGTTCATAGATTAGAAATATTATAGTTATTGTTTTTTTTTTAAAAAAAAGTAAAATACTTACATGTTTACGAACATTATTAAATTTATGGCACATGAAGAATACGTTGCTATAAAAGAAGATTATCCTGTTCCTATAAAATTAAACATACCAGAGTGGTTTAAAAAATTAGAACATACTCTAGAAAAAAAAACAGTAAAAGGTTGTATGCCTTTTTTAGATACTTTAACCACAGGTTATCTTTTAAAATGTCCACAAGATTATGGTTTAGCTCACAATATTATTAATGAAGAAGGTAAAAAAGATTCAAAATGGCATCCGTTAAATTTAGATCCCGCTGTTCTTTTTGCTAAATCAATTAACTTAGGAAAAAATAGTCCTGATATGCACCCAACAATGCAAATTGAAGGTTCCCCTGCTATAGAAAAAAATAAAGATTTACCTTTTTTTAAAATAATAAATCCATGGATTATAAAAACACCTCCGGGATATTCTTGTTTATTTTTACCTCCTATGAACAACCATGATGACAGATTTAGTATAATGCCTGGTATTGTAGATACAGATACTTACCCAAATGAAATAAATTTTCCATTTGTAATTAATGGGGATAAGTACCCGCATTTAGATACAGTAATTAAAAAAGGCACTCCTTACGCTCAAGTAATACCTTTTAAAAGAGAAAATTGGAAAATGAAAATTGAAGGTGTGTCTACAAAATTCTTAGATAAAGGTAAGATGTTTTATTTTTTAAAACTACTTCATATTTACAAAGAAAAATATTGGCATAAAAAAAAATGGACTTAAAAAACTATGTTACAATTTTTGATAATGTATTACCAAATGAAACTATAAATAAATTTATTAAAGTAAGTAAAACTTTAAATTTAGATTTAGGAAAAGTTGATACGGGCGATGTTAATCCAAATATACGAAAAGTTAATATTTATGATTTTTCAGCTATAGATGAATCTTTAACTAACGTCCATTGGTATAACTTTTTTAGTTTTGTTTTTTTAAATTGTACAAAAAATTACATTCAAGAAAAAAATATAAATATTTATTATGGAGGACAAATTCAAGGACTGCAGTTTTTAAGGTACTCTCAAGGAGATCATTATGAATATCATTATGATCAAGCACCTGGACAGCAAAGATCAATAAGTTGTATTTTGTTTTTAAATGAAGATTATGAGGGAGGAGATATTTTTTTTAAAAACCCAGACGGTCAAAATGAATATACAATAAATAAAAAAAAGAATAGAATGATAGTATGGCCATCAAATTTTTTATTTCCTCATAAAGTAGGCCCTATAACAAAAGGTGAAAGAATGAGCTTAGTATCATGGATAACTTAAAAGATTTTAAATATAAAAAAATACCTAATTTTTTAGATGAGTCTGAAAAGAACTTATTAAAAGAATATGCTATTATAAAACATAGATTAAATCAAAGCATGTTTGAGTTTAACTATCCCCCTCACGACACTGCTATTTACGCAGATCCATTAATGGAGTCATTATTGATTAATAAAAAGTCTAAAATGGAAGAAATTTTAAAAATTAGTTTGTTACCAACATATGCTTACTTTAGATTTTATACTAAATTTTCTGAACTAAAACCACATAAAGATAGAGATGCGTGTGAATTTAGTGTTACTGTTAATCTTGGGAATGATGGCACTCAGTGGCCAATTTTTATGGACAAAGATCCTGTTGATTGTTTACCAGGAGATGCTGTAATATACAGAGGACCTGAAGTTCTTCATTTTAGAAATGAATTTGAAGGAGATTGGTGTGCACAAACTTTTTTACATTATGTAGATAAAAAAGGTTTGTACTCAGATTGGTATAAAGATAAAAGACAATTATGGGGGCAAGATAGCCCTAATAACAAAGGATAACTATGAAATTTGAACAAAAGAAAAACGGATCTTGCGATATTCATTTTAGTAACGAGGAAGCAGATATTATAAACCGAAAAAAAGTATTACATTTAAGCGATATAACATTAAAACATTTTGGAAACGTATTAGTTAAAATGGTTTGTGAATGGCAAGTTAAGTTTGACCCAGAGACCAAAAAACTATTAACTAATGAAAATACTCCAATTGAAGGACAAGAATCTAAGCCTAATACAGAATAAGTCACATCGTTGGAAGTTGAGTTAATAAATGCTATAATACAATATGCCATTAACAAACATACAAATAGCACCTGGATTTAATAAACAAGTAACAGAGACTGGAGCAGAAGGTCAATGGACTGATGGAGATTTTGTCAGATTCAGATATGGATCTCCAGAAAAAATCGGTGGTTGGGAACAAATTACATCAGACACTTTAGTCGGAGCTGTTAGAAAACAACTTGTGTGGGCTGATTTAGACGGAAGAAGATATGCAGCTTTAGGAACTACTAAAGCTTTGTTTATTTATTATGAAGGTGGCTTCTATGACATTACACCTTTAGATACAGCAATAACAAGTTGTACTTTCGATACCACAGATACTTCAGCAACCGTTACCGTAAATAAAACAACTCATGGTCTATTAGCAGGGGATCTGTTTACATTTACATCTGTAACTCCTCCAAGTGGTGCAGGATATGTGGCATCTGATTTTGAAACAAATACATTCGAAGTAATTACATCTTCAACGAACAGCTTTACAATTACAATGGCTAGTGCTGCATCAGCAACTACATCCGCTAGTGGTGCTGCCACAGTGAACCCATATATTAAACCAGGTCCATTAAATGCAACAGCAGGCTATGGTTGGGGAAC